GTGCTAAACGACGAGCGGGCCATGGCCACCTGGAATTACCTACACGCCAAAGGCGTAGCCGCCGCCGTGCTGCTAGTTGGGATCGAGGCCCGCCGGGCTATCAGCGCCAATTCTAAGGCCCGGTTCGATGGCGCCGCGCACATCTTCGAAACCATGATCCCGCGCCGCTCAGACATAGCGAAATCTGCCAACCACTGGCCCGCCAACCTGTTCGGGTACGACCAGGTATTCAACGAGATACTAGAGGAAGTAGCGTAATGGTCAAGAAAGACATCAAAGAGCCGGTCGCAGCACCAGCAAAGCAAGCACCACCGCAACACAATAACGCCGTACCACAGCACCACGCGCCCGGCGTGGAAGCCGAGGGCCGTTTGTTCGGGGAGCGGGAAGACGGGAAGAAGAATACCGGCATCCGCCTCGAACCCGCCATCATGGAACGCTTACGCGATGCTGCTTACCTCGAGCGCTGCACTAAGTCCGAGGTGATCCGCAAAGCCATCGTCGAATACTTAGAAAAGCACCACAGCGGCGCAGCGGTACAGTAACGCCGTACCACGCCGCAACGGCATGAGAATAGCCCGGTCGATTGACCGGGCTATTCGTGTACGCCGCCTGGGTTTCGATCCCAGTACCCACGACTTAAAAGGACGTTGCTCTCCCGATTGAGCTAGCGGCGCTAACGCTGGCGCCGATGGTGCCAGCGGCTAAGGGGATCGGATCATCGGTGCCATGCTGCGAGCTGCCTACACTGCCACGAGCTGAGAAGCTAGAGCTTTGATGAGGTCGGGGCGGAACCCGGCCCAGTGGTTAATGGTTTCGCTTTCGATGCTGACAACGACGACCGGGGCTTTGAGGTAACCCAATCCCTGGACTTTCGTAAACGCGCCCTGATCTCGCGTAACGTCAACGGTTTCGTATTCAATTCCCGTGGCCTCCAAGCGCTTATAGGTGGCGGTGCATTGCGGGCAATTAGGCATCGAATATACGGTTACCAACATAACCCAAGCCTAGTCTAAAAAGGTACGTTTTACCTGTTTATTTGCTTATTTTCGCAAGCGTGTTGCGGCCTAATTATTCGGGCCAATCGCGGCCCGTCACTGTTACCAGCAAGGAGCGCATATGCTCTCGGTCTGCGATGGCCTGGTCGCGCTCAGCAGCCAGGTTCATTATCACTTCGGCGAGGATCGGAAGCGGCTGGGTGTCTGCTTCGCTAATCATTGGATTGGTTCCAGAAGCCGGTTGATGGCCAGATCGGCGCGGCTAACGTAGATGGGCCGGTTATCCCTACCGTTTGGTTCGGGGCCGAAGCGGTAGCCTGTAATGAAGCCTGTCTCGATCCAACGGCGCAGGGTTTTGTCGCTCAAAAATGGGGGCACTCGCATAGCCTCCCGCAGGGGGATCACGTCATCGGGTATCTGGTCAGCCACTTCTATAACCTCCCTAAACCCTAGAATACTCAATCACTACCTAAAACCGGGCGATTACGGGCAAACTTGGGGAAGCCTGGGACATGGTTGGCCAAACTTGGGCGGACTTGTCTAACCCCAAAATTGGTGGGTGTACCTGAGTATCAAACCGCCTAGCTCACCATTAGGGCTATGAGTTTCACCGCTGGCCCCGATGGCATTATCGAAAAACGTGACCGTTACCGCTCCCACTTGATTGCCAAATACCGAGGCAACGTGGAGCGCCATATTAAGGCCGAGTTCGAGTGCCTCGACCCACAGTGCGATAAACGAACCGAGATTTACTCGGCGCTTTGCGGTGACTGCGAACGGGCCTTGACCACCTATTGCAACCAGATTGATAAGGCCATCCAACGGCTGACCATAATGGGCGAGATTGAAGCGCGGCGCCCTGGCCAATCTGGCGGTGAAGGTAATAACTTTGCAAGGGTTGGTGAAGGCACCAATCTGACACCGGCTTCAATGCTGGCCGATGAGTTAGACCGCCTGGCCACCAGAACTGCCTTACACGTAAACCAGACCATGGTAAATGCCCCAGAGTGGAGCGGTTACCCTGGCAGCTACCTCGCGAACGTGGCCCCGTACCTGGCCCGCCAAGAATGGGTGGTGATGCTGCTCAACGGTTACGAAGTACTACCGGAACGCGAACCCAACGGGAAATGGATTCCCGGTGAGGTAGTGCGCGGCCTTAAGGCCATCTTCGCTGACATCCGCAACCTGTACCCCTCACCTTCTGATCCCATCCCGCCACGCCCCTTGCCCGGTGTGCTCTGTCCTGGATGTATTAGTCAAGATACCCTCTGGCTCTACCCCGCCCAAAAGGCTGGGCAAGATGTCACTGTGGCCTGCCGCTACCGAGCGAGGAACGCCCAAGATGACGGTTGGTTGCGGTGTGGTTGGTACTGCCCCGAAGATGGGTTGGACTTCTTAGCAAAAGTGATCCCGGAACTGCAAGCACTAATCGCCGCCAACAAAAAAACGCGAATTTGACACCACGGCCCTCAATGGTTCATCCTAGTCACGTCATTTTGACGTACCCAAATACTTCTCATTCTTAACCCCGCCCAGGCCCCAGGCCAACAGCGGGGTTTTTGTTTGCCCAAAAACACCCACCAATAAAAGGCACCCACATGGCAATCTTGACCGCAGTAGAAACCCCGCAGATTTACCCCAACCTCGACCCCATCGTCAAGCGCCACGTTGAACTGGACGCCAAGAAGAAAGAAATCGAGGCCGAGCTGAAGGTACTCAAAGAGCACCTGGCCGATAACCTGCCCGTCGGCACTCACCCGATTGCTGGGTTCCAAGTAAGCGTTAAGGAACCCAAGGTCGCCTGGAGCGCTGCTGGTAAACGTGAGTTCACCGCACAATACCCCATCGCTGAGAACCCGGAGTTCTACATCGAGGTTCCCCAGCTTGACACCAGCGTCGCCGAGCGGGTACTAACCGACCGCGAGTTGGCTGCCTACCTGCTGGAGCCAAAGAAAACCGTGACGGTGCTGAAGTAATGGCGGAATGTAACTGCCCCAGATGCCACGCTGAGCAGGTTGCGCCTCTGGTTAATCCTCTCGGTATGACCGCCCGTGAGGTGGTAGATCATGCCGACTCCCTTACCCACTTCTACGGGGTAACTATTACCCCGGTGAGGGCTGCTAATGACTGAGAGGCAAGCAATGACCCACCCCACCTTATGCGTCCCAGGTGATACCCACATAGTGGATCCGTTTGGGTACTGCCCCTGTGACTACCGGGCCGAAGAGGTCCGCCGGTATGGTTACTAGCAGAACTGGCACAGCAAAGTACAAGAATGCCAGAGCCAGAGTGATCCGCAAAGCCATCAGTGATGGCATAACTCATTGTCCTGGTTTCACTGATACTGCTGGAAATCTTTATCGATGCGGTGCTGAGCTTAATTATGAGGCGCCGTTGCTACCTAACAGCGCCGAAACTGATCATATCACCCCCAGTGAACACGGGGGCAGGGACGATGTGGGGAATTTACGGGTCTTGTGCCGCCGCTGCAACGGCTCCCTGCGCAACCGCAAAACGCTAGCGACACTGACGAAGACGCCAAGTAAAGAGGGCTTCCCACTGTCCCGCCGGTGGTAGCCGCCGCCCCTGGGCTAGGTGACCTCCAAGGCTGGGCCGGTCGGCCCCCCGCGTGCTTAGCGACTTTCACACACAGAGCAGGAGGCCCTAAAAGCAATGGCAAAAAGAAGCAAAGCCCAACGTCTCGAATCCCTGGCCGACGCCCTGGAGATCGCGCTCCTGGAGGCTGATCCGGCTGTGAAAGCTCAGCTTGCCGCCCAGTACCGGGCCACCCTCAACGAACTCGACCAAATAAAAGAACCCGAAGCGAAGGCTGGTGACCCGATTGACGAAGTTGCCGCCCGCCGCGCACTACGCCGAAGATCAGCCTGACCCGCGCTTCCACATCGTGCCCAACGGCGCCCACACTAACGCTTGGGAAGATGTAGCAGACCTGGCCGAAGCATTCGGCAAACCCCTAGACGAGTGGCAGCTCACCGTGCTGCGCGCCGCGATGGGAGAACGCCGAGACGGTAAATGGGCTGCCCGTTATGTGCTGGTGAGCGCACCGCGCCAAAATGGTAAAAGCTTGCTGATGGCAGCGCGCGCCGTGGCTGGCGCCCTGGTGCTGGGCGAAAAGAAAATCGTGATCAGCGCCCACCGCCAAGATACCGTGCGCGGCATCTTCGATGAGATCGTGGCCTGGCGCGAAGAATCACCCGCGCTAGCTGAACGCCTCCCAGAGCGCGGCATCCAGACCGCACTAATGCGCGAAGCCCTGAAATTCACTAACGGGTCAGTAATCCAGTTCAAAGCCCGCACCAACAACGGAGGCCGTGGCTTCAGTTGCGACTGCCTGCTGTTAGATGAAGCTCAATCACTTGGAGATGTGGCCTGGACTGCCATCAACTCCACCATGAGCGCCAGGGCAAACCCGCAAGCATACCTTTTCGGCACACCACCAGCGCCAGAAGATGACGCCCCAGTGTTTACCAAAATGCGCGCCAGCACCCTAGCAGGCAAGCCAGGGAAAACCGCATACCTCGAATGGTCAGCCGACCCTGAAGCGGACCCGGCCCTCGATACCACCAGAGCCAGCGCAAACCCAGCATGGCACACGCGCATCAACCACGACATCGTGGACGGCGAATTCGCCAGCTACTCACCCGAACAATTCGCCCGCGAACGGCTCGGAATTTGGGACACCGAAGAACAAGCTAAAAAATGGCAGGTATTCGATCGTGAAGATTGGGAAACCTGCACCGTAACCGCTGACCAGGTGCCCGCTGAAGGCGGGCAAGGTTGGGGCGTCAAATTCAGCACCAACGGCCTACACATCGGCGCCGCCGTGGCCATAAAAGGCGCTAACGATGTAATCCACGTCGAAAGCCTAGGTGTCGCGCCCGTTGGCTCTGGAATCCCGGCCCTAGTCAAGTGGCTCGCTAAACCTGAACGCTACCGCGCGGGCATCATCGCAGTGGATGGTAAATCCGGGGCAGGCGAATTCGCTGAAGCACTACGCAAAAACGGCGTACCTCGCCATCGGATCAACATCATCAACACCGACGATGCCATCAACGCCCACCAACTGTTTCTCAGAGCCGTAAGAGAACACACTCTGACCCACTTAGGCCAGCCCAGCCTTAACGAAGCCGCAGAAAATGCAACGTTCCGCAAAATCGGCAACAACGGCGGGCGCGGCTGGCAACCAGCCACCGACGATGGCGACGTTACCGCCCTCGATGCCGTGACGCTGGCACACCACCAAGCCTCGCGCGCCCGGCGCCCGTCAAACCGAACCGGACGCGCGACCACAACCCGTAAACACGTAACCAGATAGGGAGGCCCCAGTTGACCAGTGAGACGCTGCGCCTCCCAGTCGATGCCACCACCAACACCACCGTTAACACCCTGCTAGCCCAACTCGATGACGTAAGTAAACAAAATAAAAAACGCACCGATTATTACGAGCACAAACGCAAACTAGAACAAATCAGCGAGGCAGTGCCCGGCGAATATGCCCGCATCGGCCTAGTACTCGGTTGGGCATCCAAAGCCATTGACTTTCTAGCCCGCCGCTGCGGCCTAAACGAAGTGGCCTGGCCCATTGGCACAGAAGGCGAACAGCAATGGAAAAACCTACAAAAAGCCAACTACTTCAAAGCCGAAATCGCTAAAGCCGTCTCCGAAGCACTGCTGTACGGTGTGGCATTCCTAGTTGCCACGGCTGCTTCAGCTGAAGAACAAGCCGACGGCGCCCCACCAGTATTGATGCACGCCGTATCGCCCTTGAACGCGACCGGGCAATGGAACCCGCGCCTGCGCCGCCTAGACAACCTGCTGGTCATCAACGACCGGGACAAGCAAGGCAAAATCACCGACCTAACCCTGCACCTGCCAGGGCGGCTAATCAACGCCACCAGGGCCGCTTATGGCCGGTGGGAAGTAACTGAAACGCCCCACGAATACGGAATGCTTGCCGAGGCTTTAATCTACCGGCCACGCTCTGGGAAACCACTGGGAACCTCGCGCCTCACCCGTGCGATGATGGCCCACCAAGACCAGGGCGTGCGCGAAATCATCCGCCTTGAAGGCCACATGGACATCTACAGCTTCCCCGAACTGTGGCTGCTGGGCGCTGACGTTTCCCTATTTGAGAACAACCCGAACTGGCGCAACGGTGCCGCCAGGGGCAAAGCCATCCCCGATGCTGAAGATGCTGAACCTTCCCTGGCTCGGGTTCAAGTAGTACGCCTGGAAGCTTCAAACCCAGACCCACACATCAAAAACCTGAACGCGGCAGCGAAACTATTCGCTCGCGAGGCAGCCCTGCCAGACTCGGCGTTATCCGTGACCGACTATGCCAACCCCACCTCAGCTGAAGCATACGACTCATCTCAATACGAGCTGATCCATGAAGCCGAAGGCGCAACCGAAGGCTTTGAACCCGCCGTTATTCGCATCGCCGCCAAGATGATCCAAATGGCTGGCATCGAGGGCGACACTACGCAACTGACACCCGTTTGGCGCAACCCTCGCCACCTGGCCCGCTCAGCTGAAGCAGACGCTGGCGTTAAACAAATCAGCGCCGCACCCTGGCTAGCTGAAACCGAACTCGGCCTGGAACTACTGGGCCTCACCCCCGACCAAATCAGCCGAGCCAAAGCCGAAAAGCAAGCCACACAAACCAAAGCACTAACCCTGGCGTTACTGGAAGAAAAACCTGCCAATAATCTGCCAATCGTTGAATAACCAATAAGGAAAAAAGAAAAGGCTCCAAATAAAAAAGTTGGGGCCTTTTCACATATCCCGTCAATTTCCAAAAACCGGGATAAGCCAAAGGCCCCAATAAAGGGCCAATCACACACACAAGAAAGGAATGGCACCTTTATGCCTACTATTGTACCCGATTACCAAGCCGCAAATTACCAAATAATGGACAACCTAGCAGGCAAAGTAATCCGCAAACTAAACTCCCTGGACTTAACCGGCGACTTTGCCGACCTGCGCCCCGAAATTGCCGCCACATATGTTGCCGCAGTAATGCTCGGAACCGAAGCAGTCAGCTACCTAACCGCAGAACAATACGACCAACTGCGCAAAGCCGCCGGAGTCACCGACGATGACTTCCGCGCCGATACCCTCACAATCGACCGCGCCAAAGTCATCCAAGACGGCAAACAAATCGCCTACCAAGCCCTAAGGCACGATGACGCCGAAACCATCGGGCGAGAAGTCGCAGGCAAAATGGCCCAAGCCATCCGAGACCACGGCTTTGGCACCACCGCCCACAACGTTGGCCGAGACCCCAAAATGGTGGGCGTCAACTCCCGGTACACCATCACCCTGACCTGCAACGAGCGGCAATGCGCCAAGAAAAACAAGCCAGAATGGCAATGCGCCAACGTGGCCGAAGCCATCAAAGACCTCGCCCCCGCCACCGCCCACACCGAGGCCGAAAAACCAGACCACTGGTTCCACCCTGGATGCCGCTGCACCATTAAACCCAACTGGATCAGCGAATTCGGCACAGGCCGCTCACGCTTTGGCGGAACCGTTGAAGGTAAGACCCAATGGGCCGATGGTAGCTTCAGCACACCCCGCCATGCCGCAAAATCGAAAAAGTCAACGGCCCAAAATGCTCAGCAGACCATGATGCAGTTGAAATCCGAGTTCCATAGGCGGGGGATTCCAGTAACTGGCAAGTTTGACGCATCTGACATGGCACTGGTTAAAAACCGGGCTGAAGCCTTGTTCAAGATTCTCGACGCACACCCAGAGTGGGCACCCCAACTTGGGGCGGTCGAATTCACGAAAACACTACCCGACCCCACCTACAAAAACGCCGTCGCATGGACAAGCTATACCTCGCGTACCATGACTTTCAATCTCAATTCCACCGAAATGGGAACCGTCGGCGCGCAAGGGAAAAATTGGTGGCACGCAGACCCCAGCACTGATTACGCAAGCTACGTCGTTACCCATGAATTTGGGCACTTGCTTGATTACGCTACCGGGCTAACAGCGAGACATAGATATCAAGAGGGAATTCTTGATTCCATCCTGAACGAAGAAGTGGCAAGGATGGGGGGCGACCCGGTAACTCGGAGAAACGAGTTAGTCGCCAAGACAGAAGAATGGATACGGCAACGAGCTAACGATTTGGGGCTAATCTCTGATTATTCGGCATACAAGGAAACTAAGCCCGGCCCATTACACGATTCGCCCGCCGATGCGTTCGCCGAAGGGCTAGCGGCAGCGGTATACTCAACTTCAGCAAGCAGCGCGGAACTCAACTCGCTGACCATCATTAATGACCTGTTGAGAGGTGGCACACCATGATAATGGCACCGCCATCGCCGAAAGAGCGTTGGGAGATTACCAGCATTCCTAATGACTTTCGGATCGATAACGCGCTTTTCGACGCTCGCCACCTAGGTAAATACCCTGATACCTGTAAATGGGCCAACGATAGCGAATTTGCTCCGGCCAGTTATCGTGCCGCCCTCGCTAGATTCCGCGAGGAACTCACCGAATACGCGAAAGACCCAACACCGGAAAAGGAACTCAAAGTTCGCAGCATCGGCGTTGAGCTTATCCAAGCCGTGGCCGAGATGGAAGCGCGAGGCTAACTCAATAAACCTTCAACCCCTAACTGATTTGGTTGGGGGTTTTGTTATGGGCGGTTTGTCCGAACGATCTCGATATCAACATCGGGGCGCACAAAGAGGCTGACTTGCCCGTCCGGGGTATCAAAAATTACCCAACCACCTCCAGATGTTAAGGCATCTGTGATTGCGTTTCGTAAATCGGGGATGCTTTCTTTGCGATCCACTTTGAAATTTTTAGTCCCGTAATACAAAACCGTTTCGACTGGCATAACGCCATTTTACTAACACTTTAAGGAAAACAATGCTTAAGAATTGGCGCCCTAAGAATCTTTGCTTCATTGAAGCTCCCGGCGCGGAAGGTGGCGGTACGCCATCTGAAACCGCCACCGGTGCTGCTGGTGAAAATGATGCTAAACAGCCCACTATTGATGATGCCGCTAAGCAGGCTTATCAGGATGTGGAAAAAACGCTGTGGCATACCAAAAATGCTGAACAGGCTGATACCACGCATCAGGTAGAAGAACTGACTAAGCAAGTGGCGGGCTTAACTGAACAGGCCGCTTTGCACGCGTTGGCCGCTGTACGGTTCCAGATCGCGCTCGAATATGGTTTGAGCGTTGATGATGCCAAGTATTTAACTGGCGACGCTGAGCAGATGAAAGCTTTGGCTGAGCGCCTGGCTGCGTTGCCGAAAACTCCTGAGCCGAAGGTTAAACCTACCGGCCCCGTTGATCCCGCCCAAGGCAAAACCAAACCTTCGGCACCCAAGAATCCCCTCGCTAACCTAGCCGCCGCAATTTTCGGCGACGACAACTAACAGATAAGGAAAGTTGCTAAATGGCTACTTTAACCACCAGTTCCCTTGAACTGCCCGATGAAATCCTCGATCCGTGGCTGGGCAAAGTCCAGTACGGTAGCTCCGTTGCCGCTTTGAGTGGCGCCACCCCGATGAAGTTCGGCAAGGGCCACTACATGACCTTCGACATCGGTGAGGCCGAATACGTGGGCGAAGGCGAAAACAAGTCCGGCAGCACCATCACCCCCAAGATTGTGCGCACCTCGCCATTCAAGTTCCACAAGACCGTACGCTGGACCGATGAGGTTAAGTACGCTGATGAGGACACCCGCATCGGGGTAATCAGCCAAGTGTTGGACTTGATCCAGCCCGCGCTGAGCCGCGCCCTGGACTACGGCGTATACCACGGCATTAACCCTGCCACCGGTGCCGCTGTGGCGGCGATGACGAACAAGCTCAGCGCCTGCACCAACGTGGTGACCCGCGCTGCTGGCGCCAAGCCGTACACCGCCCTGGACACCGCTGATTCGCTGGTTTTGGCTGGCGACTACGTGCCCGCATCGGTGGCAATGTCACCCGCGTTCGCTGGTGAGTTCACCTCGCTGCGCGCCACCCAAACCGAGGCCCGCCTATATCCGAACTTGCGTTTGGGTACGGAAGTGTCCGAGCTTGATGGCCACCGCGCTTCGGTTTCCAAGACCGTTGGTTTTGGCACCTCGAAGATTCAAGGCATCGTGGGTGACTTCAACTCGATCCGCTGGGGCATCCAACGTGCCATCGGCCTGGAAATGATCGAGTACGGCGACCCAGATGGCGGCGGCGACCTGAAGCGCAACAACCAAGTCGCCTTCCGGGCAGAGGTTATCTACGGCTGGGGCATCGCTGACCTGGATGCGTTCGCGTTGATCAAGAGCGCCTAATTATGGCGACCTTGATCGATAAAAACGGCGTGGAGTGCCAAGCCACTGACGCCAACGTGGAAAAGCTGCTCGAAATGGGATTCCGCCGCGCCGAGTCCCACCAAGCGGCTGAAGCAGAGGCACCCGTTAAGGAAGCACCGAAGAAAACCCCGGCGAAGAAAACCGCGCCCGCCCCTAAAGCCACACCCGCCCCGGTGGCTGATGTGGATGATGAGGCTGGGCCGTTCGCTGGCATCGAAGAGGACTAACTGATGGAACTGATCAGCCCAGCTGACCTGGAACCGTTCGCGGCTATTGCACCCGCTAAATGCGCGGCCATGATCGCTGACGTTACCGCCACCGCTCTATTGCACGCCCCCGCCATCGAAGACCTTGATGACCCCATCAAACTCGCGGCGGTCAAAGCAATTCTGCGCGGCTCCATCCTGCGCTGGCATTCAGCTGGCGATGGCGGGATCACCACCCGACAGCACACTGCTGGGCCGTTCAGTGAATCAGAAACCGTAGAGCAACGCCGCACCGGTATGTTCTACCCCTCAGAGATTGAGCAACTAAAAACCTTAGTGAAGCCACCAGCTAAAGCCTTCACTTTCGACCTGGCACCCGGCCAAGCGGGCCGCCACCGCAACACCTGCGCATCCTCATTGGGCGCACGCTATTGCGATTGCGGATATGTTTTGGCCGGGCGCCCCATCTTTGGGCGGTAACCCCATGTTTCACACCCATGACGTGATTGTGCTGCGCGAGCAAGTGGGCGGCGTGGATCCGATGAATAACCCCATCACCACCACCACGCAGCAAACCGTGAGCGGGGTACTGATTGCTCCTTCAGCTGCGGTAGCGATCAGCGCCGCCGATGAAGATTACGGCAGTGCTGACCGCCCCTATGGGGTTAAAACCAGCTATGTGTTGTATTTTCCGAAAACGTTCAACCAGCCCCTGCGCGGCGCCCTAATTGTGGTGCCCGATGAAGAAGAACCCTTAAAAGTAGTGGGCGACCCTAAACCCTATGACCCGCGAAATACTCCGGGTGAATTTAATTATGTGGTTTACCTGGAAAAAGTAAAAGGATAACTAATTTGGCCGTTATTGTGAAAATGAACGATGCCGGAGCCAAAGCCTTACTGAAGTCAGCCGAGGTTGAAGCCCTGATGATGAGCCACGCTAAAAAAGTGGCGGCACGGGCCGATGTGGAAACTAGTGTGGAAGCTAAGCAAGGCAAAAAGCGCAGCTGGGCAAGAGTTGGCACCACGGGCGCTAAAGCTGCCGCTAAGAACGCCAAACACAACACGCTACTTAAAGCCCTGGGCGGTTAAGTAATGGCAAACCTGGAAGTACTACTAACCCAGCACTTTAACGGTGATCCGAACCTGCCCGCGTGCTACACCCAAGTGCCAGAAAAGCGCCCAAAACTTTTTATAACCGTCGAACGCATCGGCGGTAAAACGGGCCTGGTTGATGCCCCGACTTTCGCCATCCAATGCTGGAGCTCAACCTCGCGTTATGAAGCCAGCGTGCTGGCCGATGCGGTGATTGCCAGCCTAACCGAGTTGGAAGAAACCAGCCCCACCGTGGGCAGTGTGGAAATCAGCGCCTACTACAACTTCCCCGATTCATCCGGGGATAACCGATACCAAATAATTGCCCGCCTAACGGCAATAAACTAAAAAGGAAAAAGAATGCCTGTAAATAAAGCAGATATTGCTATTGCCAAGCCGAAAGCTACCGGCGCCCTGTGGACTGACGTGGCCACCGCCGCCCTGCCCGTTGACGCTTCAACCGCCCTGCCCGCCACCGCCGCATCGCTCGGTTACGTCAGCGCTGAAGGGATCTCCAGCCAACTAGAGGTATCCGAAACCGACATCGAGGAAATGGGCGGCGATGTAGTGATGACCGTGGTGGACTCCACCAAAGAAACCATCAACTTGGAATTGCTGCAAATCAGTGCTGACACGCTCAAAGAACTGTATGGCGCCACCAACGTGACCGAAACTGCCAACCTGATCACCGTCAAGCACCAAAGCATTGACCTGCCCGTGCGCCGCTTCTACGTGGAGCTGCTGCTAACCGGCGGTCGTATCATGCGCAAGGTGATCCACGCTGGCAAGGTCAGCCAATCCCACACCATGCAGTTCAAGAAAGGCACCCCGATCACCATCCCGGTGGAAATCAAGTGCCTGCCCGATGCTAATGGCGTGCGCGTCACCGACTACATCACCAAGGTGGCCCCGTAATGGCAGCCCGCAAACAAGCCCAAATAGCTGCAAACGAGGTAATGCTCGGCGGCACTGTGGTAGCCCTGCAAGGCGCCCTGGAGCGTACCCTGGCCGGGCATGAAGCGCTACGGGAAGCCGAAATCGCGTGGAATGTTGAGCAGAACAAAGATGCCGATGAGCAACAGTTAAGCGCCCTGTTTCAGCTGCTGATCGCAATGTTCGGAGCCGACCACGCCGACACCATCAACGGCTTAACGGTAATCGAAGCACTACGCACCTGGGCGGCAGCCACCGCTGCTATCCAAGCTGCCGACGGTGCTTTGATGGCCGAGTTTGGGGTCACCGTGGGGGAATCCGAGGCGCCTACGGACTCCTAACCGAGTTCAAAGGCGCCATCGAGTATGACCTCATCACGCTCGGTTTAAGGTTGCGTGACCTGGGCACAGAACGCCTCACCTGGGGCGATCTAGTCCGGGTCACCCAACACCTACCACCCGAATCGGCCACCGTGCGCGCCATCGTGCAGCACTACCGCCACGGCGACACCGAACCCGACCAGCCTGGTGAAGAAAACAACCGTGATTGGGATGCTCGCGAAATTGATGAGCTAAAGGCTATCCTTGCTGCTCCCAGGATCGCGGAGCAACCCCACCCTGACGGCGCGCCTGTCGCCTAGCGTCGCGCTTATACCTGTAGCGGGCTAAAGACATTTGAACCTCAGCCTCTTGCTGCGGGGTGAGTGGTTTCGCGTTCAGATCAATATCGAAACAGTGCAGCCACACATAATCAATCAGTTTCGCAAGGCCGAAACAGAGCAACCCGACAAAGACTAGAAGCGTCATCCACGCACTAAACGGCATATCCAAATTATCCCACACTACCTACCCAAAACAGAGGGGCTGAGCTAGAACATGAGTATTGAACTCGCAAGCGCTTATGTACAAATCATCCCCTCCCTAAAAGGCGCGTCTAAAGCAATCAGTAGCGAACTGGGAGATGTTGAAGATGCGATCAAAAAATCCGGAGATAAAGCCGGATCAGGGTTTAGCGAAGGCCTGAAAAAGGCAGTCAAAGTAGTTGGCGCCGCCACGGTAGCTACTGTCTCAGCCACCGCAGCTGAGTTGGGTGTAATCATCAAGAAATCCGTCGATGGGTATGCTGATTTTGAGCAGCAAGTTGGCGGCATCGAGACGATGTTCAAGTCATCGTCCGGCACGATGCTGAAGTACGCCCAAGAGGCGTACCGCACCGCTGGGGTTTCGGCTAATGACTACATGAGCCAAGCCACCGCTTTCTCAGCATCGTTGCTGCAATCACTTAAAGGTGATACGGCTAAAGCTGCCGAGTACGCAAACATGGCCATGATCGATATGTCGGATAACTCCAACAAGTTCGGCACCATGATTGGCGATATTCAGCACGCTTACCAAGGTTTTGCTAAGCAGAACTACACCATGCTGGATAACCTCAAACTTGGGTATGGTGGCACCAAAAAAGAGATGGAGCGGTTGCTCGCTGATGCCCAAAAAATGCCCGAAGCGATGGGCCGCAAATTCGACCTATCCAATTACTCCGATGTGGTCGAGGCCATCCATGTAGTCCAACAACACATGGGGGTAGCGGGCACCACCATTGCTGAGGCCACCACCACCATCACCGGTTCCCTCGGAATGCTCACCGGCGCCTGGACTAACATGCTCGCCAACCTGGGTGCCAGCACCGAAATGGGTGCCATCAGCGTGAAACAAATGGTCGCCAACATCACCGACTCCGCCGGTTACTATATTGAAAACATTGGCGGCGCGGTGGCTCGCATCGTCGGCAAGTTGCCTGAGCTGGGTAAAGAGTTATTCAATAACTTCCGCACCGATTTGATGCCTAAACTCAAAACGGTCGGTGTGGACGTAATCCGCTCTTTCATCGACGGCATGGAGCTAGCCTTCCCCGGCAGCAAAGCCACCCTCACTAGTTTCGCCAACAACATGGTGGCAACGTTCAAGCCCCTTGGCTCCGCGCTGGCTAACCTGGGCCGCGAACTAGGCTCCGCCCTGACCCCGGCTATTGCGGCCATCAGTGACCGCCTACGAGGCGAAGGCACCGGCGCCATCTCGGTATTCACCGGCGCCATCAAAGCCGCGACCCCCACCATTGCCACTATCGCTACCGCGATCAGCAAAGTGGTAGAAGTGGCCGCGAAAATTCCCACACCCATTTTGGCTGGTGCTTCAGCATTGGTTGGTTTGCACGCTGTTGGTAACCATGTGCCCTCGTTGCTAAAAGACATTAACAAAGGGTTCTCAGACGGGGTAAAGCACTTCCTAGATTTCGGTAACTCTACAAACGGGGCTGCCACCGGGATTAAGAACTTTCGAAAAACTGCTGACAAAATGTTCGAAGGTTTTCTGCTGGCTGGGGAAAAAGCATATCAAGCGGCGGGCAAAACCGATCAGCAAATCAGCGCGATGAGTTACAGTGCAGTTCAAGCCAAAGGTGCTGTAAGCCTACTTGGCGCAACCATGAAATCTGCGCTGGTCAGTACCGGCATCGGGGTAGCCATTGCCGTGGTTACTGCTGCTATCAAGTTATTTGTGGACAAAATTGGTGAAGCTAAGCGCGCCCAAAAAGCGTGGGACGATGATGTAAAAAACCTCGCAAAAACTCTGCGCGAAACAGGCGGCGAACTTAGCAAGCAGCAATGGGCAGACTACTGGGTAACGCAATGCGACAAAGCTAAAGAAGCCGGTAACGACTGGTCAAAATCTTTAGAAAAAGTTGGCGGGAATTGGGCTAAAACGCTAGATATTCTCAGCAGTGGCAATACTGGCACCCAAACCGCGATGATTGAGGGTTGGCGCCTCGCAGTAGAGCGCCTAGATAAAGCCATCGCTGACATTGAAGGCCCAATCAAAGCTGCGGGCGACTCAATGGCGGGTTACGGCGTACATGCCGGCCAAACCGGCAAGTCAATCACTGAACTCACGAACAACACTAACCAGTATGCCCAAGCTCAAAAAGCCGCGAAACTTAACCCTCACACTGAAGAGCTAAAAGCCCAACGCGACGCCTACAACAACCTGCTTGATGCGATTGACCCGAATATTCGCAAAATCCAAGAAGCCCAAGCCGAAGAAGAAAAATCGCGTACCGCTACCCAACGGTATTCCGATGCAGTAAAAGGCTTAGCTGACGCGCTCAGCAAAGCTAAAGAAGCTCAAGACCGTCTCGCTGGGGCAGCGTTGAGCGAAAAAGAAGCCATGTTCCGCTCCGAAGAAGCCATGGTGCGAGTCAAGACCGCGCAAAAAGAATTGACCGATGCGGTCAAAAAACACGGTGAGCATTCCGACGAGGCTCGCGAAGCTGAGATTGCTTACCACCGGGCCATCATGGCCGCAGGTGAAGCCACCGGTGAGTATGGCAACGCAATGGCCTATGCCGATGGTAACACCAAACGCGCCATGGCTACCACCAAGAATCAGATCGTGGCCCTGGAACAGATGGCCCGCGCGGCAGGTTTCAGCGAACGAGAAATCGCTGGCCTCACAGAAAAAGCGCAGGACCTTTCCAAAGGCCTGAAAAACAACACTAATGATGTTGAAGCTAATACCAACGCGCAGCGCGAAGCTAAAACTGCACTCGGAAACTCCCTGGCGGCCGCCAAACAATTAGCGGATCAAACCGGTTTTTCCAGTAAATCTTCCGAGGCGTACACCGCTGCATTGCGGCAAAACCAGCAGGCAGCTTTCGACGTCGCATACGCGGGTGGCCTTACCACTGAAGCGCTCGCCATTACCGCCCGCCAAGCTGGCATCAACCGCGACGAATTTCTCCGCATGGGTGAAAATGCCGGATATTCCGCTAACAAACTCCGCGAAGTGGCTTATAACGCCAGCAGCATCCCTGCCCGCGTCAATACTGAAATCACCCGTTCTGGTTTGACCGCCGGGGACTATCAAAACATCGCCAGCGCTGCTGACAAAATCAACGGCACCCGCAATGTTAACGTCACCAAAACCGGTGTGAGCGGAGCTGATCTGGATCGGGAATACAACCGCGAAGTCACTTACACCGTCCACGTCAACACCAGCGGTGGGGGCGGCGGGGCAATGTCCAGTATGCAGCAAAGAGCCGATGGCGGCATCGTTAAAGCTTTCGCTAAAGGCGGCATCAATACTGCTGCCCGCATCCCGCAAATCGTTAAAGGCGGCGCGAACATTTTGTGGGGCGAACCGGAAACCGGGTGGGAAGCCTACATCAGCGGCAAACCCTCAATGCGGCTACGAAACCTAGAAATCCTAGAAGAAGTAGCCCGCAGGTTCGGTCAACAACTGATCCCACTTGCATCGGGCGGCGTCTATGACGCACCAGTGCTGCCAACGGCACCAAGTCTGCCTGGTTTTGATCTAGGCCCATTGCTGGCTGAAGTGCGCAGCTTAAAGACTGCCATCATCAACAATGCCACCGCTACTGCAGCTGGCATTTTCGATGCCGATGCGCGGGCCCTGGGCGGTACCCGGCAAAGCCGAGCAAGGACATACTAGCCATGAATCTAATCTTGGAAGCCCTCACTAATGAAGGGGCGCCCCACGTTGGGATCACCGCCACCGGCCTACCCGCCAACTGTGTGGTGAATGTGGAACGTGAAACCCTCAACGGCTTTGTGCCGGTGCGCGGCGGGCAGAAACTCGCCGTGATGGGCGGAAGCTTTTTCCTAACGGATCACGTGCCACCGTTGAACACGCCCACCACTTACAAAGTGAGCATTGTTGGTGGTGGAGCTGAAGCTCGCAGCATCACGGTCGAGTCAGAGTTCGGGTGGATCAGCGACCCCCTACACCCCGGCAACGCAATCCCCATCGCAGTCAACTGGGCTGAGGGTGCGGTGGTGTTGACTGCTAGACCATCTGGTACGTATTCCGCTCCGGCTGACCTAGTGACCCCACTTGGTGGCCGGTTCCCGGTTGGCAGCATCGGCACCAGGGGCGCCGCCCGCCAAGTACCGATCGCATTCACGTCCACCCCGGAAACTACCGCCAAGCTGCGCGACCTGCTAAACAATGCGGGCCAAATCGTGCTGCGTGGGCATAACCATGGCGCCCTCGATGAGGTAGCTGACCTGGTTATCCCTGATGTCACCATCACGGCCACCGGCAAGTACGCACACACCCTGTCTGGTGAGGCGATCCAAGTTCGAGCAATTAGCCCAACGATCACTGTGATCTGGCTCAGCTTCGATGACCTGCGCGCTTTCCTGCTCCAATACCTTGGGACGGGCGCCACATTCAACGACCTAGCCGCCGCCACCGTACCGGGATCCAGTTTCCTAGATATTGCCCGCGATAAATACCTGCTAATTGGAGGTTAACCGTGCGCACCGCCACTGCCACTGCTGAAGATATTGCGGACCAGATTGCCGGTACCACCATCGGGGATCATCTGATCGCCACTGTTTGGCGTGGCGGATACCTGATGGCCGACAACCTAGAAATTGTCAGTTACACCTTCGACTGGGACGCCACCAGGGCTGTGCAAGGCCAAGCCACTTTCGTCATCGCTGACCCGGACGGCACTCTAGCCCCCTGGGCCTTAAGTGACGCCCTGGGGCCGGGCGGGTCTCGCATTCACGTCGAATACGAATTTGGCATCACCGGCACCCGCGTCCCACTGGGAGTGTGGCGCATCCGGGAAGCTGACCCGCAAGAAAATTGGCGCACCTACCGGCAAGGCAAGCAACATTTGCGGTTCGCTGGCGGTGGGCAAATCACAATCCAGGCGGACGAAGAAACCTGCTCCCTAGCCTTAGACCGCCTCGACCCCGGCGCTAGGGTCCCCAAGTACCGCAAACCGCTTGCTGAAGTGGCCTACCTAGCCCGCGACTACCTAGCCACCACCCTGCAAGGCATCACCGACAACAAAACCATCCCACCATCCCTGGTGTATGAAGATGACCGCCTGGGCGCCATCGAAGACCTGCTCCACATCGCTGGCGCCACCCACCGCATGAGTAGCACCGGGAACCTGGAAATCATACCCGCGACTGGCATTGATACCGGGTACGTACTCGACGGCGGCGAAGAAGGCACCCTAATCACGCTCACCCGCTCGCTGTCCGATCAGGGCCTGTATAACGCGGCGATCAGCACCGGCCAAAATGAGGACCAAACCCCAATCATTGGTCGCGCCACCTTGGAAGCAGGGCCTCTAAAATACGGTGGGCCGTTCGGCAAAGTCCCAATATTTCACCAGTCCATCGCTAGCACCCAAGCCACCGTCACCCAAGATGCTGCCACCCTACTGGCCGGGCGGCAAGCCGCAGGCGAAGTGGAACTATCTATTGAATGCCTAGCCCATCCCGGCCTGCAACTCCATGACCTAGTAACCGTAATAGCGCCCACCATTGACGGCGACGCGCCCCTGATGGGGCGAATCAGCCGAATGGTTCTCACCACCGCAGTGACCGATCAAGGCAGCGTGCCAGCCAAACGAATGCAGCTAAATGTAATGGTGGACCGGGACGTGATGGAACGCATCAAAGCCAAAGCCAGGGGGGAACTCTAACGTGGACTCTAACGTCTCAGTGATGGCAGGCGTTATCGTGCCAAGCGGCGCCACCCTGGCCGTAAACGTGGCGGGCTCAATTTTTCCCGCCTCGCTCCCAGTTGGGTATACCCCAACCGTGGGTGACATCGTAAACGTCATTAAAGCCGGTGACCGTTGCTTTGTCTTCGCGATCACCGGGCAAACTACCGCCGACTTCGCACCGCCACCGCCGCCGCAGATCGAAACTGGGGCCGATAAATTTCTCGCCGGGAGCAGCGGGTATTACAGCACCGAAACCGGCGCAGCTCCCAGATGGCGCGACCACTTGATCGCACAGGGCGACCTGCCCACCTTTGGGCAAACCTACCGGGGCGCCTGGATTTATGGCGTCAACCCCACACGGCTAAAAGACGCCACCATAACCAAATTGCGGCTCCGCATCCCCGATGTGGTTTATTGGGGACGCCCAGCATCCCCAAGCGGCCCCCTGGCCCTACACCTGTTATCTGACAGTACTCGCCCCACGGGCGATACCACACCCATCCAAGGCCCGCTCTACGTGGAAGTCACCAAAGACGCCAAGACCCAATGGGTTGACTTACCCACCCAGTGGGGCCAATACCTCGCCAACAACGGCGGTGGCCTAGGCATCAGGGGCGACTTCCCCATGGGCTTCGCCACCCCCGGCCCATCCGGATACCCAACCGACCCAGCATCGGGCCAAATCGAACTAACCTGGCAACGCTAAAGGAGCAACTTATGGCAAACAGCCCCATCGGGGTCTATTACCCCGTCGGCACTGATGACGCCACCAACCTGCAATACACCTTCCAACGGCTCGCCGAAAGCGCGCACAAAACCCCCACTTTCGCCACCCTGACCGAAGCTACCACCTGGGCTGGCGCTAACCCCACCTACGCCATCCCCGGCGTAACCCACGTGGCTATCAACGGCAAAAAATACGTTTGGGAATAAGAGGAACAAATGCCCTTTAAGCGTCTACTAACTGAAACCGACCGCGACACCCTGGCTCCCTGGCCCATCCCCAACTTCCAAAAATGGATCGCCGGATTTGTCAGCGTCCCTCAAGGTGGCACCCTGAATCTACCTTCCACATACGACCTGATCCTCCCCACTCCAGGATTATGGATGGTTAACGTCGACTACACGATAAAAGTAAACTCAAACTTCACCGGATGGGCCGGATACGATCCACGTCCGACCGGCTTCATCGCCCCTGATCCCAGCAACGTTGGCACCAGGATCAGCGTAACCCTCTTCATCCGGTCCACCACTAACAATGAGGCCAAACCGTTCCAAGTCAACCGCCAGGGCTGGACCTCCAACGTTGAGATTGGTGATCTTCAAATCGCCGCACTAAAAATCGCTAACTAGAAAACCACTATCTAAGGACAACACCAGTGACCCTAGAACACCTTCGCTTCGGCACCGTCAAAGGCCGCTTTGTGTCCATGCGCGCCGATACGAAGCGCGATGATGACCTGCTGCCCGATGAAGTACCACTCAACGGCCAAGTACGGTTCATCCCATCGGTAGCCTCGATCCGGTTCCCCGGCGCCAACCCGCCCCGCATCGCAACAGTGGCAAACCTCGTCTGCCCCATCATCGATGGCGACCTATGGGATCCGGAACAACAAACCAAACAAGTAGCTTTGCTGGCAAGCGCCCAACCAGAAGGTGAACCCAACTTCATCCAATGGACAGCAGAAATCGCCTTCTTCGACCGTGGCGCCCCATCGTTGGCGCCCATCCGGTTCAACGTGCCCACCGATGGCATGGTTGACCTCACCAAAATCATCCCAGCCAAAGCCCAAAAAGGTGAAACCTACGTTTTCACCTCTGAAGCCAAACTGGAAATTTTGGATGCGATCTCCAAACTAGACCCCGATGGGGACTATATTCGCGGCGCTAAAGGCGACCAAGGCGACCGGGGCAATGATGGCGCTGACGGCGCTGATGGCGCACCTGGCGTTAAAGGTGACACTGGGGAACGTGGCCCTAAAGGCGACCCTGGTGCCACTGGTGCCACTGGCTCGCAAGGCCCTCAAGGTATTCCTGGCACCCAAGGCCCTCAAGGCATCCCTGGAATTAAGGGCGACCCTGGCCCTAAAGGCGACCGAGGCAACGATGGCGCCCCAGGCGCACCCGGCATTAAAGGCGACCAAGGCATCCAAGGCCCCCAAGGCATCCAAGGCCCTGCTGGCCCTAAAGGCGACCGAGGCAATGATGGTGCCCCAGGCGCACCCGGCGTTAAAGGCGACCAAGGCATTCAAGGCCCCCAAGGGGTACCTGGCATTAAAGGCGACCGAGGCGAGCAAGGCATTAGGGGCATCGACGGGCCTAAAGGTGACCCCGGTGAACGCGGCCCTAAAGGCGACCCAGGAGCCCCCGGAGCTCAGGGCATTCAAGGCAACCCTGGCCCTAAAGGCGACGTTGGCCCTAAAGGCGACTTGGGGCCAAAGGGTGACCCAGCATTCCACTTTGGCCCCACCGCGCCCATCCCCACCGAGCAACCCGTCTGGTTTAAAACCGATGGTGGCCCACTACCCGTAAACCTGGCTTACACCTGGTCTCAAAACGGCCAACTCCTCCATACCGGCTGGATCAACGGTTTTAGTTGGCCTGGCGACTTGCTCATTTGGGCGGCACTGGAAGCAATCGGCCAATCCCACCAACCCATCGATCACACCCAATACCCCGATCCGGACATGGACTGGTATGACCTAGCAGCAGCGGCAACCCCAAACCCGGCTGGCACCCACCCCAAAGTAGTCTGGGGCATCCGCGACGCTGATAAACCCAACGCTGGCACCCACCAGATCAGTAGCATCGCCCGGTGGTTGCGGGTGCGCGGAGTGCGGCGCGTAATCCAAGTCGAAGCTAGTGAAGGCTTCAGCAACGAGATCACCCTGCCCGAAATCCGCACCGAACGAGACAACTCCGTCATCGTTTACGTGACCGTAGCAAACTCACCCCTGGTGTTCCCCACCTTCCCCGCCGCCATCCAAATCCCCGCAGTAGGCTCGAATTCCAACGCCCACCTGCTAGCGTTCACCCCCGATGCCCCAGCAGGCACAATCTTCCCGCCCACCAGTTTCGACCGAAACGATGCTGGCACCATGTTCCCCAACACGTATTGGTGGACTCTGGCCATCGAACTAGAACGCGCCAACGAGGACGAAGAACTCAAAATCTGGAGCTCGGATGGTTGGATACCAGCCATCGGCCGCACCGACGGCCCGAAAGGCGACAAGGGCGACAAGGGCGACACCGGCCCCGCTGGCCCCAAAGGTGATAAGGGTGATACCGGTCCGGTTGGCCCGCCTGGCAGTGGTGCGGGGGGCCCGGTTGATCTGCCCAGCATCGAACTGTACATCGGCTCCCGTGGCGCCAACAATGGCGCACCGATCGCACCTAGCCATGGTGTGTGGCTAAAAACCGACCGGGTGAAACCAGGCGACGTGATTATTGCCCGCCACCAGGTCGACCGCCGCTCAGTACGCAAACGCAGCGGCGGCGTCCGATACATTCTGACCACCTCCAAAATGGCGGCGGTTAACGCTGCCAATGGTGTTTGGAGCGATGTATTCCCAACGGTCACCATCGCCCCAAACGGCACCGGTGGCAGCACCGCGACCGATGGTGGCATGAACTTCTTCCGGTTTACCAATCCTAATTGGCGCCACCTCATCAAAGACACCCCAAACCGCGGCCGATTCCGGTGGGCTGGGCGCATGAAGCAAAACAGCCGCTACGCCCCCTTAAACTCTGGGCGGGTGCTGCGCTCCGAGGTAGCCACCACCATGATCGATGTAATCATCGTCCGGGCCGGGCACATTGTCGCCACCTCCAACCGCTACTTGATCACCGCGATCAAACGCCCCAAAGGCTTCGATTTCACCTTCCGAGGTATCTAACCCACTAGACCAAAGTTCGCGAACGAATACCGGGACGACCCACGAGGACGCCCTGCTGATAAAAGCGTGTGCCCGCCAAGCCGAGCTTATTTAGTCCGTGAACCTTTCTTTTCTGATGGCGGTACAAGCCCCGGCTTATACCGCCATCACCCATCCGAAAAAACCAAGGAGCTTGCCACCATGGCTACCCAAATCAAAGCCACCGAAACGACCCCGCTACCCGATAACCCAGGCCACAAGCTGCGCGCGGACGCCGCCGCCGCCTGGCAACGCGCCAACCGGGAAGCTGGCATCACCCCAGAACTGACCGACTCATACCGCCCGGTAGAAATTCAAGAGCGCATTTTCCGTGAACGTTACGTGCCCGGCAACCATGCAGGCAAAGCTGGATTCACCAACGACGTGCGCACCTGGAACGGAACCAAGTGGACGCGAAAAGCTGGCACCGCTGCCGCCGCCGTACCAGGCACCAGCAATCACGGCGGCGGCCTAGCCGTAGATGTGCGAACCAGCCGCAACGCCGCCACCCGCTCCCGGCCCTTCGTAGTGTTCACCAGCTTCACCGACCCCGACCGGCTCGCCTGGCTCAAAGCAGCCAAACCACACGGCTGGGCCGACGATGAAGGCCGCTCCGTAAACGAACCCTGGCACCTCACCTACTACCCGGCCCGCGACCAACACAAAGGCCAACCCGCACCAGTCGCGCCCAAGGTCTGCCCGACCTGCGGCAAGTAACGGAGCTAGAGCATGTCACTAAACGATTTTGCTAATAAGAAATTCTGGGCCGATGCCGCCGACCGCGCCATCCGCACCTTCGCCCAATCCGCAATCGCGATGCTGGGCGTTAAATCATTTCTCAACGAAATTGATCCGGTGATCGTATTTTCCAGCGCCGGGCTAGCTGCCCTGCTCTCAATCTTGACTTCAATCGCTCGCCCCGGCGGCGCACTTGAAGCCTAAATCCGCCTAAATCGGCGCAAAAAAAGGCCGTGCAAATCGGTGCTTAATAGCACGATAATAGCACGGCCCCATGTTGTCGTACCTAAACGACTCCACTAAAAAGCGGCTCTAACCTGCAAGAACAGTCAGAGCGGGCGACGGGAATCGAACCCGCGTAATCAGTTTGGAAGACTAAGACTTTACCATTAAGCTACGCCCGCGTTTCGCGTATCGCTACGCGCGCCTGCAAGTATGCCAGCCTTCGCGCGTTGGCGGGCGGTACTTGCGCAAAACGACCCTGCCCATTGTCCGTAGCAGACAACCTTACCTGATAGTGGCAGCTTGGTTGGCTACGGCGGCTTGGTACGCAGCGACGATGTCGGCTTTGGAAATGCTTTTTAGGTTTACATTCATATTGTCTAAAAATGTGAAGTCTAGATTTTCAAATTTTTTGCGCACGCCGGGTTTGTTTGGCTTAACAAACCAATGGCTGCCCTTGGTTATGGTGGCGGCATCGCGCGGGGTAAAGGTTTTACCAACTTGGGGGATGGCAAATTCATATTCCTGGTGTAACAGCGCCATCTGGGCCGGGGTAACGCGTGATAGATGCGCGTGGCGAAGTTCAAAATCGGGGTGCGTGCGTTCGGCTTTGGGTTTAGCGCGGGGAGTGTCGCGTTTTTCCCAAATTTGAAATACCGATTTAATGGTTAATGGTTCACCATCGGGCGTTTCGAATTCTTCACATTCTAGGCTGTCAACTAAGTGGAATGCGGATGGTACCCGGTTTTGGAAAGTGTACTTATTGAAACTGCGAGGCAATATAAACGCAATCACATCGCTAAATTCGGCAGCTTTTTCAATGAATTGCACTGCTAATTTAGCGCGCCGCCCAAAAGGTGGGTTGCCGATCGTCAGCACGCGCCCATGATCCGGGTCAGGCTCCCAATTAAGAAAGTCTATGGGTGCTACTTCATCATGCAACGGCAGAATATCTAGACCGATTCGTGTTTCTGGCGGAAGGCAGGTAAAGAAAGCGCCTGCACCTGCTGACGGTTCAACGATTAAACCAAAGCCATCCAAGCTGTAGTGGCGAGCCAGTAGTTTTAAGCAACTGGCAACAACCGGAGCGGTAGTGAAATACTGCTCCGCTTCTACTGTTCTTTTTATGGCGCTTCCGTAATATGGACTGCCGCTTCCTCCGCTGAAGCCGCCGCGCCATCAATACCCACGTCAATGGCGATGGCATCGGAAACGCGGTTGGGGCCATCTTCAATGCCACCTTCAGCGAGGAAATCCCCACCATCGGGAGCTACCAAACGCCCAGCCCGGCGCTCATTGGTAACCTCATAATCAGCATCCCAAACTTCTGGCTCTTCAGCGGCGAGGTAATCATCTAGAGTCTCGCCGCGCGCATCATCGGACGCTAAAGCACCATAGGTATTAGGTTCGCGGTCTGGGGGTGACCAGCCGGTATCCAGCCAATCTTCTGGGTCATTGGCATCGGTGATCAACATGTCCAAGTTGTTAGGCTGATTTGAAGGCGTTTCGGCAGCATCGTCGAACTGATCCTCATCGGTGACCTTGTCGTCATCGTCGTACATACCCCAAAACCTACCCCCAACCCGCGCGCGCTGCCTGCTCACGGCCAGGTTGCGCGTAAATATCACATAATTGGCCTAGTTAGGCTGGCTCTTTTTGACCCCCGATGGGGAAGCGAGTATGCTTAACCCTTAAGTTGTGTGTAGGTTGCCTACCTGCCCCGCCTTGGTTTGCGATCCCACTCGCTCAAAGACTGAGGATGGCCCGGGCAGCACCGTCGGTTAGCTTCAATAAACGGATGGTTCAGGCCAGCCTCCCGCGCACAACACCGCAAACTATTGTTCGGCTCATCGCTTCAAACGAGCCGAGAACCTAACTAGAGAAGGTTTTGACGTGCGTACTTTCGCCCCTAAACCTGGTGATATCCAGAAGAACTGGTATGTCATCGAC